GCGTCCGCACCCATACCCGGACAAACAGGCGCACGGGCAAGACCTATACCGTGCGGTCGCACACCCGGCAGATAACGATGCCGAAACGCCAGTTTATCGGCGACCACAAGGAGGTGCGGCAGGCGATCAAACAGATCGTCCACGAGAATATAACCGAGTTTTTCGATAACCTCGCAAAAGAGTTGAGAAAATGAGAAAGGCAATCTACAAAGCCGTTGCCGACAGGCTGAAAAATCAAAAGGTCGGTGTCAAGTTCGTAAGCCTGTGGAACCGGAACACCGAGCAACTTTCCAAACAAAAGGCGTTCCGGCTTCCTGCCGTGTTCGTCGAGTTCGAGCCGATCGAGTGGGCGCAGCTCTCACGGGGCGCACGATCGGCAGACATTCGGGTACGGCTCCATGTCGTAACCGAAACGCTGGCGTCGCCCGAGGAGGGCGGGAAATACCAAGACCGGGCACTCGAACACCTCGACCTTATCGAGCGGATCGACGCGGAGGTGCAAGGTCTCTCCGGTGAGGGGTTCAACTGCTTTATGCTGGTCGAATCCGTGACGGATCACGATCACGAGCGCGTGCAGCATGACGAGGAGTGCTTCGTGACACACGCGACCGACACCTCGGCGGTCAAGCCCCAAGCGGTCGCCGTCGGCGTCACACTGGTAAGAGGATAAAACAAGCCCCGGCAACCTTTCTCGGTTCCGGGGCTTGCGTCCTTATTTGTCGGGGATTTCGTCGTAGCGTTCTTGCAGTTCTTCGTCCAGTCGCTTGTCTGTTTCACGAAGCCGGGAAAACAAATCGGCAAAGTCGCTGAAACCGCCCACCGGATCGCCTCGCATGGCATTACGGATATACTGCTCGTAGGCGTCGATAATTATTTCGCGCTGCTTCTTATTCATCCCGTGTTTGTTTTTGGATATTTTCGAGATACTCGACACCGCAGCGGGTGACTATGGCACCGAAATACGGGTGCGGGTCAATCGATTTATAAACACCCATAGGATGCCCGATTTCGATCAATTCCGGGGCGATAACCTCGATTTCGCGGAGTAGTTTTGCGGTATGGCAACTGAATACGTCCGCGCCTCCGACTACCTCCTGCAAGGCGGCGATCTGCTCATTGTTCAGTTTGGTTCTTGCGTTCATAAATCAAATAAAGTAAGTTGTTTGTTTTCGGGTTCTTTCGGTAATGGCTCGTTTATGTAGTTCAAGAAAGTGCGGTAACAAATACCGTATTTCGGCTCGATGAAATTTCTCCATACAGCCCGGTAGCACTTGGACTGGTTGCCAGCCTCGTAGTGCTCCCTCGTTATCGCGCAAACCTCCCGGATGCGTTTTAACGTGCTTTTATAACGAACTCCCTTTGCCATGTGCCGAAAACTTACTATCTTTGCAAAAGCGTCCCCACGCTTCGCTCGTTAGTCGGTTCCCGGTTGGCGGGCTTCTTTTTTATACCCCGGACTTGCCGGGATAAGGTTCGATCGTGATTTTGATGTTCGAGGTCTTTTTTACCCGTCCGCTGCCTCGGCAAACGGGACATTCATACGGCTGCGGATCATCTTCTTTCCCGTAGGGGTGGAACTCCGGTACCGTGTAAGCTACCCCGGTGCCCTTGCAGTTGCGGCACACCTCGATACTCTCTTTGTCATAATTGCGCACTTTCTCTGACATTCAGCCTTATTCTTCTTTTTTAGGTTCAACGAAAAACGTCTCGTCCTGCTCGACCTTGACGCCGATTTTCTGCATCAACTCGGGCATGTCCTCACTCTCACGATCGGCGAGGAGCTTGTCTTTGGCGACCTCCTCACTGGTGCGAACATACGCAGGGTTGAACTCTTTGAGCAGCTCCAGCACCGCCGCCCACGTAAAGCCCTTGCGGGTTTTGAGCTTCGGTGTCCCGGTGCGGAACCCGAGGACGCCGTGCGCCGTCTCCATGCTTTTCTTTTTGGAGAAAAGCTCGTCCCGGTTCTCGGTGGCGAACGTCTGCATCACCTCGAGGGCGTCGTCCTTTTGCTGCTGGAACTTGGCGATCTCCTCGGCATTGCGCTCTCTAATCTTGGTAATCTCCGCATCCATTGCCGCGTTGATACCCTGCAATTTGGCGTCGGCAAAGGCGAATGCGCCGAAAGCCTCCTCCATTTGGTCGCGCGTAACTCCCGAAACCACGACCTTTTTAACTCTTGTTTTTGCCATTGTTATAAAAATGAAAGTTGGTTATTTCTTCTTGTTGGCGCCGTCGAATATCCGGTGAAACATAGCCTCGATCGAGGCGCATTTCACGATTTCGAGGACTTGGGGGTTCTTGGAACACACCGAAGCGATAGCCTCCGACACCCGACTACCTCGACCGCCGAGAAACCCGACGCACGTCGATGTTTTATCGTTCCCGTCATCCGAAACCGCAAAGAATGCAACACCGCATTTGTCGGAAATTCCCTCCCCCGCAGAGTTGAACATAGATTTGAGTTCCTCGGCGATCTGCCCGGCACGGGTAGCGAAATCGACAGGTTCCCCGGGCTGGTCGGTTTTGGATTCCGACGTTGGGTGGACGAGGTTCGCGGGTTCGTACTCGACGGCATACGTTAAACCTGTGTATTCATCAACTACGTCTACTGCCATACGTTTACATTCTTTAGGTGTTAAATCAAAAAGATTCTTGCGAACAAATACACGTTCATAAGGAGCCGTAATGATTTTATACACAATATCACCAAGATTGGTATTCATGTTGGTTTTGAGGCACACTGCCTGCATTTCAAGCGGAATATATCCGCAACCGATGATTGATTTCTGATTGCTCATAATTTTTTGTTTTTAAGTGGTTTAATTTGTCTTTTTTCGCCTGCGTTGCAAGCAGGTTAATCTCTTTGTTTTTCGGGTTCTGTTGCCTTGTAGCGGCTTGTACCTTTGTTTTGGCATAACAGCCGAATACCTCCGTAAAGCGGAATTACAGGATCGCATTGCCTCGGTAAACCGCAACAGGGCTCCGGCGAGCTGCTCACATGCGGCTCTCATAGGTCGCATATTCCGGCTGGTGAACGATCTGCAAGCCGCACTCCTCGGCGATATTCGCCTCGATGCGCGATCCCCGGCTGTCGTCCCGGTCTTTGAGCAGATAGATCGCATCGCATTCGAGCAACAGGGCAACGTCTGCGACGAGGTGCTCGTTCCAGCTCGCCTCCGAGCCGAGCCCGTTGTTGGTCGGGTTCACGGGTTCGTGCCCGAACGCCCGGATTTACTGCTCCGCCTGCTTGAACTTGGCGGTTACTTGGTCGGTCGGCAAGCCCGAAATTTTGCCGCTGATGTACCATTTCATCGTCTCGCCCTCCATTTGCAGTAAATCCACAACTTGCACAGCCCGACGATTACCACAACAAGCAGCACGAGGGCAAGAGGCATCCACATAGGAGCGAGAACCCACCACCACGACCACGCGATGCACTTTGTCAGTTTCAGCACGATAAAGGCGATTGTGAGCAAGCCCAAAAAGCCGATACCTGCACCCGAAGAATTGTTGTTTGAACTCATAATTTTTTGTTTTTGAAAGGTGAATAAATCCGTTAATTCAATATCGCCGGGGAGGTTTTCCCCGCCGTGTAGCTTTGAGCCAAGAGCTCCATTGCGATACGCTCCGCCGCATCCATGTCCTTTTGTTTGTTGCGGAATGTATTGTACAGGTTCCGCAGACGCTCGGCGGGTATTTTGTTGAAAGACTGGTACCCGGTGGAACGGCAGGCAATTCCTTTGATTATTTCGGCGTTGCTTTCCTTGTCGATTTTACGCAGGTAGCCGCCGATCGCAGCCATAGCACGCTTACGCAGTTTATCCATTTGGTCGCCTTTGTCGCCCTCCAACTGCTTGGAAAGCGAGGCACAAACGTCGATAAGGGCGTGCGTGTCTATGTCGGCACTACTCTCGACGCCGAAGCTCTCGACGATCGCCCGTTTTTCCGCCTCCGTCAGTCCCAAACGCGAGCAAAGGGTGTGGAACTTGCGGAGTACCCCGTTGTGAATCTTATCCATTGTGTGCATAATTGTGTATCATTAAAGTTTATCAATCCAATACTCATTTGCGCCCTGTTCCCATATCACGAAATCGGCACCTCCCTCACCTTTTTCGCCTTTGAATCGGGTCGTTACGAATCCTTTGTACCCCTCGACCCGGATTTTTACCTCCGACAGCTTTCGCACGTGCTGCGCGATAGCCGGATAGGGCTTGTTGTTTTCTTCGTGTGCTATGAAAATGAATAACTTGTCGGGAAACTCGTTTATCAATTCCATGAACACCGTCCGCGTGAACCCGACCAACGCCGTAATCGAATCAATCACGATCACGTTAGGGCTTTTGCGCTTCCGCAGGCGTTCCCGCAACTCCTTGATCGGTTCTTTCGCCAGCACGATAACCCGGGAGCCGACCTCCTGCATTGCGGCGTTTTTCCATGCGTTCTGAAACGACAGCGATAAACCTTGCTCCAACGTGTCGTAAGCCGCCCGATCCACGAACCCGCACAGGTATTTGAGCAGCTCCAAAGCAAGGTGCGTTTTACCGCCGCCGCTCTCCCCGTAGATAATCCATGCGCCCCGGAGTTCGGGTTTGCCGAACGACGCGAGCCATTTGCCCGTGAAATCGGCAACCTTGAACTTGGCATTCACCACGTTTTTATTGCTTATCGCTTTTGCCATGTCTAAATCCTTTCTCCCAATCTGATAATGAAAACATCGTGATCGGGCGCACCCCATTCGGGTTTGCCTCTGCCGATTGCAATGTTGTCGATTCTAAACAGCATTGCGGTATGGGTGTAGCCTCTGCGGAAGCGGGCATGGGTAAGTTCCTTTGGAATCATGTTACCACGATGGAATGCTTTTATTAAATCAATACCACATCTTCTGCATTTGGCAATAGTCCAATCGTCTATGGGCTTTCTGCCGATCAAATTGCCTTTAGAATCAAATACCGGATTGTCACATAACCGTTTTATCCAATATGGTTTAATCTCGCGGTACTCCTCGGGCTTTTCGCCGGAGGCTTCCATGTCGTACCACTTGGCTTTGACTACAAGGTCGATCGCTTTCATTTGAACACCGTTTATTTGGAGGTTGAACGCTGTTTGACCGCGTGGACTTTGCGTTTTACCCGGCGCAAATCGCTCTCGCAGTCGTCGATAATCTCGTTTATTGTTTCCGGATCGGTCACACCGTTTGCGATGCACACGGCGGCAACGTCCTCGCTGTTTACGACCTGTATCGGGATGAACTTGCGCCCGACACGGCTGTAAATCTCCTTGTAGCCTTTCCGGTTAGTTCGCACACCTTTTTTGATGCGTTTCTCGAGGTAGTCCGTCGCACACAGGATGATCCCGACACGATCCTCGAGTTTGTTGTACAGGCTGATGAAAAAGTAGAGCACTTGATCGCTCAACTTGTCGGCTTCATCGAGTACCACGAGCGGCGTTTCTTTCTTTTTGAGGGCGAGAATAATGTCCGACATCATTTCCGGAACGGTGCAGCCCGTCGAATCAATCCCCATACATTGCAGGAGTTCCGCCATAAAGTGCTTGCGGTTCCAATACTCGGAGCACGAGAGGTTATACACATTCCGGTTGCTGGCAGCATAGCTCTTGATCGCCTCGCTCTTACCGCATCCGGCATCACCCGTGACTGCGAACACGAGGGAATTGTCCTGCGCGTCCTGCAAAAGTCCGTACATGCGTTTGTAGCCGCGTGTCTCCACGACAACCCACGCACGCGGATCGTAACCAATTTGCGAGGCGATCGTGCGCCACATTTCCTCACTGATTAAATCCCAGTTGTTATTGAGCACTTGGGAAATTGTCGCCGGGCTGACGCCGCGCATGGAGTTCGCGGCTTTGTTCTGTCCGCCTTTGATCTCGCAGAACTCCGCGAGTTTGGTTCTGATTTGCTCTTTCTCGATCGTTTTCATATTATCTCTATTTCTGATTATTAGTACAAGTTGAAAGTTTCCTCGTCCTCGATTTGAGGAACCGGGCGGCGCACCGTTGCAATTTCGATCGCCTCTATGTCCTCGATCTCGTGGGCTTGCAGGCGGCGCGTCTGCTTGTGGTTCTTATTTTGCCCCCGGCTATCACACAACAGCAGACGGGTTGCAACGTCGAGCTGCGGGTTGTCATTGAATAATTGCTCGACTTTGTTGCTGGCGAGGGCGAGACGTTCGGTTATGTCGTTCTCGAGCTGCTTGTTGAACTCCCGTACTCGGGCGAGCTGCTCCGCATCCCCCTCGCGGCGGTCGGCGAGAGCCATAGGCTGCACGTGTTTCCGTTCGAGCATGAAGCGCAGGGAACCGTCCTCGTTCACCGCGAGCACATGGTCGAGGTTGTCCGGGTCGTATTTCACCGCCCAGCGGACATGCGCGTACTCCCGGAACTTGGGGTCGAAACAATCGTAATCCCGTTTTATGCCGCCGATCGTCGGGCGCAAGCCCACGCCCTCGAGTGCGTTGCGGTACCCCGTATCGGCTCCGAACGTGAGGAGGTATTGTTCATCGGAAAGCGGCAAGCGTCGCTCCTCGGGTAACTTGTCGAACAATCTCACGTACTCGGCACGTTTTTCGGCGCGCTCCCGCTCAATAAAAGCCGTAAGCTGCTGGCGGCACTCCTCCTCGGTCGGGAAGCTGTGGCGGTGTTTGTTCAAAAACTCGCTATTCGGTTGCAAATCCTTGTTCGAGGTTATGCCGAACCCGCCCCAGTTCGTACAGAGCTGGCAGTATTTCCTGTTGAAATAATTGAAGAACGGCTCGATCACTTTCGATTTGGCGTTGTGCGCACGGGCTGGAGTGTATATGTCTCCCATGATCTGATAAATCGGTTTGAGGTTCCCTCGTCCGTAGTTGTCACTCTGTATTTGATTCGAGTAGTAACGGCGTCCGAAAAGCTCGGCGGTGTGGTTCGCAGCATTCCGGAGGGCTGCTTTGATAAGTTCGGGGGTCTCCCGTTCGCCGATCGCATAGCCGACCGGATAATTGATACAAGGGTCGAGGACAATAACAACCGTGAGGCGATGCGTGTAGGTGGTGGTAGTACGCCCGTTCTTTTCCTCTGTCTTTTGGTAAAGCAACTCGGACACCCAGCCGTCCATTGTCCAGTATAAGAGCGGAGCTGTGGGGCGCGAACGCTTCACCTGCATACTCCGCTGGTTGCGGAACCGCGTCTCGCCGAGGCGTCCTCCGGCTGTCACGAGGTCGTGTTTCTCGCGCCATACGCCGACCGCCGCCCCGGTAATCGTTTTCCAGCCCTGCGTTTCTGCAACTACGTTGTAAATCCGCGCGATCTGCGCGTTGTCGAGGTTGCGAGCGTCGGAAATAAGCCGGATAAGGAGGCTTTCTTTGGTATCGTCGTCGATCTTGGCAGCGTTGCGGGTGCCGTATTTGCCCGTTATCAACGCCCCGTACCCCTCACGCACGTACTGGTTGAATTTCTCTTGCAGGCGGCGCGGGTTCTCCGGCAGGGTGTGCGGGAACGTGTCCGCGATACGCGGCAACGCCTGCGCCGCTTTGCGCCAAAATTCCGCCTTGCTGATACACCGCTTACTCTGTTTCCGGTGCTGACTGTCCGATCGCTCCAGCACCAGCCGGAAAGCGTTTAGGACTGCCGCATTGTTGGCATATTCGGTCTGTTTGTCCGTCGGCAAATACTTTCCGTCGCCGAACTGGTGACGCTGGTAAAAATCCAACGCCGCGCCGTCCGGTTCGATGCTCTCGACAAAAGGTTTGCTCTCTGCCTGCGCTTTCAAATCCGGATA